GAATACCAACCAAGCGGATTGTAAAGACTACTAGTAAGGTCACCGTTATATATACCAGGCCAACCAGTTGAAAGGTCAGGAGAAGATGGACCAATAGGTTGATTGAATAATACTTTTAAAGAATCACCAGGCCATTGATCAGTTCTTATACTTTCGGCTAAATAAGGTGAATAAATAGTGTCACCTATAAAAGTTCCGTTTGTAGTAATAACTTCTTCTTTGTTGCTTGATAATACAACTGTAGAGGTTCTACCATATCTATCTGAAAGCATTACACCAACTTGATAGTTTCTATTTTGTTTTAATGTTGAATTAGGATATTCTATTTTAGTTACAGTGTTTGTATCTGGACCTACTAAATTAAAAGTTATAGTGGTATTAAGTATAAAAGCCGCTGTGGTATCTTTATTTAAAGTTATAATAGTTGTTGTTGCTGATACTACAGAAGTTTCTGCAGGTATTCCAGCTCCAGTTACTATACTTCCTACTTCAGGAGTACCCGTAGCGTTTTGTATTCTTATATTAGTGCCAGCGGTTATAATACCAAAGTCTGGATCATTATCAGCAGTGATAATATTTAAATCAAAATCTGCCTTAGCACCAGAATTAACACTATAATCTAAAGTAGCGGGCGGAGTGTGTTTATCTTGAAAATTACCATAAATAACTCTATTACTTGCTATTTCTTGTGATAAAGCTTTTACTGGTATTTTATCATAAACTCTAATTAAATTGTCTGCAGGTAAAGTTTTGTAAGGTTTTTTAGAAATATAATCATAAGTAAATACATTTGGCTCTACTGTTTGCGCTTCTATATCTGTTATAGTAATAGTATCTATAACTTTAACCGCTAAACCATTGGATTCTTTGTACAAAATATCCATTTCAGTTACCTTTAAGTCATCAAGCAATGTTGATTTGCTAAAAGGTAAAGGTATTCTTAGCTTTACAAGATCTACTTTGTTTTCCATAAAACTAACAACAGTACTTCTATACGCAGCGTCTTGATCAGTTGTTTCTGGATAATTTAAAGTATCGTCTTTAACGTATAAAAAATAACCATCTTGTTTTGGTATGAATGCTATCTGTGTGAAGGGAGCAAATATAGAATATTGATTATCATCGAATTTAAATCTATAAGAAAATCTTACAAATTTATCTTCTAAATAATTAGGATCACCAGCAAATTGACCATCATAGTAAGGGTTAGGATTAAAGACCAAAGTAGTGTTTGCGGGAAGAGCTGGTAGACTTGAAGAAGCTTGTAAAGTCCATGTTTGGTTTCCGTTATACGCAAACAACTCAGCTCTTGCTCCTGTGCTAACCATGTTGCCAGCGACATTTATATAAGATATTGTAGAACCAGTGCCTAATAAAAGATCTGGTAATATGTTATTTTCAAATTGATTTACAATTATAGAAGTTCCTCCGGCAAAAGCAGTAGGATTTACAGCGCTACCACCATTAGGTAAATAAGGAGTTGTTACGTCTTGCATTGTAGTTTCGTAAGTAGCAGGACTTGTAACAGGATCTACCTCTTGCCATAGTTCTATAGCTTGATAAGGATTGTATTTAGCTACTGAGATTTGATCTTCGCTAGAATAATAAGTATTGTTACTAGCAGCTGTTATAACGTTTATAACTCTTGGTTGGTTTTTATTATCTGTCCAAAATAAAAGACCTTCTAATAAATTAACTCCGTATATAGGAAACGCAGGGTCAAAGTTTAAAAAAGCACCTGACACTAGAATAATTCCAGACGCTTGCCCAGTATTCGTTGAATCGTATCTTATTATAAAGTTTTTACCACCAGTATCAAAACCTGCATTTGCAACATTGTCTGTTATAAATAAATAAACGTGGCTATTAGCTTCGTCAGTAACGTATCCTATGCATTTTTGAAGAACTGAACTTGTTAAAATGTCTATATTTAATACGGCTTCATTACCAAGTATGTTTTCTAAAGAACCAACAGTAGCGCCTTCGGATCTACTAACCTGAATATTTCGAGCATCTCTATATTCTCCAGGAGGTAATAACCTAGCATCTAAATCTTTATTCATTTTGCTTTTAACAAAAGTGTTTCTTGCTTGTGCCATTAAGTTCTAGTGTTTAATCCATTTAGATTGACCTCTCATTACTTGAACTATTTCTTCAAGTTTAATGTTTGATAATCTTATTTTAGCGTTTCTTAACGCGGCTCTTTTATCTTTTTTGAATCTTGCTACCATACCTTCTGGGACAGCAGATCTGTTAGCTAATATGTTATATGATATACTTAAATACATTGCCTCCTCGGCCATCTTAGGTACTCTAGTATCTAAGTCATAAGCAAGTCCATCAGATATATATTCTAATACAATTAATCTACTAGCTAAGTTGCTAGAAAAAGTAAACGTTCCGTCTCTGTCATTTATTCCAAACCAACCGTTAACGTTAGAGTATTGTGGATCTAAACCATATAGTCTTCCCCAATTCCAAGGACCTGAACCAAAATCATCTCCATAAACATCATATGCTAAATTATCAAACTCTCTTAAAGCTTGTCCGTTTAATAGTCTATTTGCATTTGTCTCTCTCCATCTTTCTATAGTTATAGATTCTCCTTCTAGATTTTCACCAAAACTATCTTGAGTTGGTTGACCTTGTTGATCTTGTAGTGGAGTTTGGTAAGGGTTTATGGTTAGGTTATTGTTTGGATATAATGGTCTTTTTATTCCATGTATGTCTATCCAAGATAAAGCCACGTAATTAACATAGTCTTGAGGAATTGTTAAAGATAAAGAAGCTGGCACAGTAAGCTCTTGAGACTTAATACTTTTTAAAGTGTCATAGCTAAATTCTTGTAGAGATCTTTTAGCAAAGAATAATACATCAGATTTTTTAGCTGTTTGAATAATTTTACCATCACCTACGTAACCAACCATGTAGTTATCTATAATATCTCTTAGTTTAACGTATTGATAAGATCCATAGTTTTCTTCTACAGCTTCACCTCTTGCTTCTTCAGGAAGAGTAGTAGCATATTGACCTCCATCTAATGTTGTTAGTTGAACAACTATATATATATTAGCACCAGGTGGAGCAACTAATGTTATAGTGTTATTAGTGACTAGCATTTGAGTAACCCATTCACTCCAGCTTCCTGGAAGACCAGTAGCACTAGTGTATGCTTTGAAATTATTTAAACCATAGTTAGCGTCTGTTGGACTCCAGCTAGTAAGAGATCCTAGTACTAGACTAGTATCAAATGTTGTTAAAAACGCTTGGTTTGGATCATTACCAACATTACCTCTAAAACCTTGTGAGCCTTGATAATACTGTTGATTTGTTTCAGTTATTGCCATGTCTTATTAAGATTTTTCGTTAATTGATACTTGTTGAGCTTCTTGCGCGGCTTGTTGTATCACTGTTGGATCATTTATAATTATTCCACAATACTTTAAGATTTGTGATATTAAATTTGTTTGTTCTGAAGTGTCTAGTTCAAACTGAACTGATGTAGTGTTATTGTATATGTATTGACCTAATGTACCAACAGTGAAAGCCCAAGTTGGATCATTTGGTTTAAAAACACAATTTATAACTAAAATGTTTGGTTGAGGATTAACTTTGATTAAAAGTTGTTGCACAGTAGAAGGAGCTACTAGTGTTTCTGTCTGCGTAGTATAACAAATAGGGTATTGATTTGTTGGTGCAGTTAAGTTTGATCTTATTATTTTTGAATAATCTGATTTACTCGAGAGTTGAGTAATGGAATCAAACTGAGGATTTGTTGTGTTGTAAGTAGATATAACTTCTCCAATTTTAAATAAATCAGAAGTACCAGTATATATCCAACCATCGTTAACAGTATTGAATGTAAAAGTTGTATCTCTTTCAAAAGGATATAACTTGTAAGCTTGCCCTTTAAACATGTTAAAAAACTCTGTATCGTTTTGTTGATTGTTTTGGTTAAACCTATTTAATTGATTACCGTCAGGAAAATATGACTGAAATATTTCATCTTGAACTTGAACAGCAAGACTGTTGAACTCCGCTGGAGTTACATATCCTCTTTGTTCTTTGTTTAATATGTACAAGACTGTTGTATATACTGAATTTATATTTACCATTGGTTTTATTTTTTATACTAAAAAGGCGGCCGAAACCGCCCTATATTAGTATCACTTGTTTTTATAGCTTTTTATCTATAGATCTGTAAATTTCCACACCTTCGTCTGTTTTCAAGAACGCAGCAAAAGCTGAGTAAGGGTTTTCATCAAAAGGAACATTCATTAGTTTCCTGTTATTTGAAGCCCAGTTGAAAGTTCTTTGGTCTGGAGATAAAGTTATTATTCCCGCTTCAGCAGCTTTTATTGCGAAGTTTCTAAGCTGAACGTTTTCATCGTTAGCTAAACTAATAAACTCTAGTGCGTTATCTTTCGCGAATAATAATAGATCTCTTTTAATTTCTTTAGAACTCATATTATTTACTTCTGAACCTTTTTCAACTCTTAAAATAGCTTCTGCGTGATCAATATCCATTGCACGTGCAGCGTTTAAAGCGTCGATCTGTAGGTCTAAGTCTTCTAAATCATCTTTAGCTTCTTCTACCGCACTATATTCCTCGTAAATTTTATTTCTCAAAGGATGATATAATGAAAGTAACCTTTGTAAGTTTCCTAATTCTTTAGAAACTTTTAAGAAACCATCTTTAAAAACTATATGACCCATCGTGCATTCTCCTTTTTGTTCATCTACTAAAGGTGAATCTTGATTTGTCGCATATCTTAATTCTCTTTGCATTCCTGATTTTGAATCAAAATACAATAAAGAATGTTTTCTAGTATGTCTTCCAGGTATTGTTAAAGTTAAAGGAGATTTACTTCCTTTTAAATAATAAATTCTATCTTTTATTTCCCAACTTGGTTTAGTTGGTTTTACTGGTGCTACTTTTGTAGCTACCGTTTGAGGTGCAACCTCTATAGTTTCTGCTTGAGCTTTTTTAGCCATAATATAATATAATTAAATAGTTTATAAGAGTAATAATTACCCCCGTTAATACAACGAGGGTAAGCATTACATTAATATTGACTTGTTATAGTCCTTGGAATAAAACGAAGTTGTTAGCAGCTTGCGTTACTAAACATCTTTCAGAAAGGAAATTAACTTGCATTGCATCAAGCGTAGAAGTCATTGCTCCTCCAGCTCCACCAGTTAACCATGATTTCATTCTTCTGTCGTCACCTTGAGAAGCTCTATATCTTACGTGTAAGAAAGGTCTTCTAATGTTAGTACCTAAGATTTGATCATAAACTGTACTTGTTCCAGCAGGAACTAATACACCTTCGATAGAATTAACTCCAACGATAGCACCACGAGTGGAAGCATCATTTAAGTATTTCCAATCAGTTTTGTAAAAGTCATAAGAACCTCTTCTAAATCCTGAGAATCCAAGATTTAAAGCCATTTCTTCAGAATTTTCAAATAAACCGAAAGCAGTTCCACCAGAGAATCCACCAGAGATAGAAGCTAACATATCGTCAAAATCAAGAGATGTTTGTCTCTGTAAGAATAACATGTTTTCTTCAATTGCTCCTTGAGTATCTAGGTTTTTAAGAATTGCGTCAAATTCATCAAGTCCAGCAGCAGCAGTAAATCCTACTTCTACATTTCCTCTAGCTCTAACAGCAGCAAATAAACCTTGTGTACCTGGTAAGTTAGCTTGATTATATCCTGCAGCTGCACCAGCGTTAGCATTTAATTCACCTTCAACCATAGCCATTTCTAAGTAATCTTCGAAACGTAATCTAGTTTCAGATTCAGCTTTTAGATACCATAGGAATCCAGAAGCACCATCTTCAGTAGCAACTTCAACCCAACCGATTTGAGCCATATCAGATCCAGTAACAACGTACTGATCTCTTATGATCACTGGTGAGTTAGCAAATTGTGTGAAAGAAGGATCGATACTAATTCTAGCAGCAGAGTTACCTACACCTGCTCCAATAGTAGTTCCTTTAGTATAATCAGAACCATATACAAACATTTTGATACCTCCTAGTAAACCAGCACCAGTTTGAGTAATTCCTTGTGCAAGGAATGTTGTATTAAAAAATGGTTGTACCGTTACAGTACCACCACCAGCAACACCAGTACCAGCATTTCTAGCTACAACAATACCTTTTGCTTCAGCTCCTGAAACAGGATCTAAAAGTACAACAGTATCATTTATAGATATAACATTGACAGCAGTAGCACCACCACCAATAGAAACTATTGATTGATTGTTACCTCCAGCAGCGACACCAACGCCACAGCTATCGTAAGATATATGTAATCTATTTTGTTCAGACCAAATTACTTGATCAGACGTCATTGGCATTTCAGCGCCAACCATTCTTAAGAAACCAGATAGAGTACGGTTTCCGTATCTTTCTACTTCTTGTTCGTAAATTTCAGGTAAATATTGTTGTGCAAAATCATTTGCTCCACCATTAAATGCTAAATAAGCAGAAGGAGATGGAGTTTGAATTGGACTTGGTACAATACCACCAAATTGTGGTTGTAAACTCATAATTGTTTAAATTTTAATTGTTAAATTTTCTTGTTTTTATTTTTAGTTTTGAAGAATCTGCACCAGAAATTGCTTTAACTTTAAATCCGTTTACAAAAACTTCCCCTTGTGAGGATCTAGCTTTTGTTGATGATAAGTTTTTAGACTTATTAACCACTTCTTTAACAGCGTCTGCTTTTCCTTGCTCATAAAAATGAGTTGCGATTTTGTCGACATTGTCTGCTGCGTATATAGCTTTGTGATAACCTTTTGTATCATTAACGTTACCTTCTGTGTCTAAGAACTTCTCGACTAGGTTGTTAATGTTTGATTGGTTTTCAGCAACTTTATCTACATCTTTAATGTTATACTTAAATTTTTTCTCGCCAACTGAAATATCGAAACCTTCGAAATTTTGACTGAAATAATCTTGAGTATTTTTTTGAAATGTATCATGTTTTTGCTCAACTACTTCTTGCTGCTCATTATATCGATTGAAAAAGTCTGTAGCTTTTTGTTGGTCTTGAGTTACTCCGGGTCTCAACTTGATTTCGTCGTAATATTTTTTCTTAGTTTCCTCCAAAAAGTTTTTGGCATTTGCAATCTCTTCTTTTTTAGCGAGTTTTTTCTTTTTGACGTCACGCTCTTCGTCAAGATCTGTATCGAAATGGAAGTTTTCTTCCATTATAAAATCTATTTCTTCAGAATCTAAATGTGGTTTAGATTTTCTGTAGTATTCTTTTAGTAAAGTATTCTCATCAATAGAAGAGTAATCTGCATTAAGTCTAGTGTAGTCTTCTATAGTTCCACCAGTTTCTTCCATAAAGTTAACTAATTTTTCAATGTTTTCAGGCAATGGTTTACCTAATAGTTTTTCATCTCTAATAGCTTCTTTAACTTCTTTCTTAACTTCTTTAACTTCTTCTTGAGTTATTTCTTTGATTGGAGAAAACCCTTCAACAGTCTCGTTGGACTCTTGTATATGTTCTCCCACCTTTGCGCTATCTTCGGATGGTTTGCCCACAGGTACTTCCTTTGTTTCTCCGATTTGAATGGCATCTGTTTCTTCTTTTTTAGCTGGTTCGTTAGGTATTGTAACCTTAATAATATCGTTTGGAACTTCTATTAAAGGTTCTTTTAAATTAACCTTTGTGATTTCCTGTTTTTTGTCACCTAATTGCTTAGGTCTTGTAGGTTTAGACTTTACTTTAAAGTCACCCTCCTGCTTAGCAGGTGCATTTGTTTTAATTTCTGACATAATATAATATAATTAAATAGTTAATAAATTAAGCTACTGGAGCTTGTTGACCTTGATTTTTATTTTCAAAATCTATTGGTAATAAATCGTTTTTTCTTTGAGTTATCATTTCACTTTGTTGAGTGCCTTCCATTTTGATACGCTTATCTTTACGGTCTTCAATCATTTTTTCTTTTTCCCCTACCGCTTCCATGTCCATTTGCTTCAGTTGCATATCAAACTGATGTTGCATTTGCATTTCTTGCTGCTTTAATTGAGCAGCTAAATTCATACGTTGTATCTCTAATTGATTGTTAGCTTGTTCAAATTGTACTTTAGAACCTGATATAGCTTCTTGTTTTTGCACTTCAGACATAGCTATTTTTTCAGCAGCATCAGCTTGAGCGTTTGCTTGAGCTTGCGACTGTTGTATAGCATTTTGTTGTTCTTCTTTACCTTTTTGCTTACGTCTTATTTTAAGCATTTGATTAGCTAACTTAAGGTTTTTAATTTGCCTTAAATCTATAGCATCTTCTAAATCAATACCACCACTTTGTAAAGCAACTTGTATGTTTTGCTCTAATTGTTGTTCTTCTTCTTCGTCTGGTTCTAATTCTAAGAATATACCAAAGTCATGTAAGTTTAAGTTACTTATTTCTACTAACGTGTTAACATTATAATTAGATATAGTATTAACTAAAGACTCAGCAGTTAACGGAAACTCTAATGCATCTGCAATTTTAAGTGCTATATTCTCTGCTATTCTTAAAGTTATATATAAACTTGCTTGTTTTATGTGTCTAGTAGCAGTGTTAGATGCGTTAGCAGCCATTTTCTGTAAACCTACTAATGTTTGTTTATCAGGCGTACTCCCATCTCTTGCTTCGTTAAGTCCTGTTACATCTCTTATCATTTGTAAATAATATTGATAAGTTTGTATTAAACTTTGTATTTTACCTTGACCGCTAGAACTGCTAAGTTCTTGAATAGGTACTTTACCAGCGTTCTGGTCTCCATCTTGTGTAAGTGATCTACCAACTATAGAACCTGTCTGGAAATACATGTTAAGAGCTTCTGCAGCGTTGTAATTTGTACCATTACCTAAATCAACCTCAGCTAAACCATCCATATCTAAGTAAACACCGTCTGGTACCATTTTAGACATTACTTGTTGTAGTTTTAAATGAGTTAGTTGAATCATATCAGCAAAACCAATACACTTACTTACCAAAGATTCAATTCTACCTTTGTACATTCTTGGAGCGCAAATAGAATAATTCATTTCTACTTTTGTAGTATCAGCTAAAGGTCTAGACATGTTTTCAGCTAGTTCCCATCTTAACATTGTATCAGTACCTAAAACCTTTGCTCCACTGTATAAAACCTCTATAGATCTAGATACTTTTTCAAAACTATCGTTTTCAGGAGGATTAAATGTGTCATCTTTCTCTAAGGCTTTTGTTAAACCTTGATCAGTTTGTTTGATTTTAAATACTTGATTTGAAAATGTTTTATAGTCAAAATACATAACTTGAACAGTGTTCTCATCATATCCAGCCCAACCAGTTAAAAACTGACGGTTGCCAGGCATTTTTTGTATACGTTCTAGTTCGTCTTTGCTAATATCTGGAAATTCTTTTTTAAGTTCTGCTATAGTTATTGATTTAACTTCACCAACATAGTATATGTCTTCGAAGTTTGGATCTTCAGTATATGAATAAACCATGTAAGCAGGATCTACGTAATCAACAGTAATTCCTTCGGCCGTATTAAAACTTGTTTTACTTGCAGCAACACCAATAACTGTTAAATCCATGTTAAGTCTACGTCTAGTAAGATCAAATTTATTTTGAGCTAACACAGATGATATAGCTTCTTCTTCGGCTATTTCAATAGATTGCTTATATGACAATTGCATATGAAGTTCTAGTTCTTCTGGTGACTCAGGTAACTCAGAAGGATTAATGCTTTGGTATAAATCTATACCTAAAGTTTCTTTTAATCCATCAAGATATTCTCTAGCTATCATATCTTCTTGTATCTTAGAAGCATATTCTGTTCTAGCTTTAACGGACGCAGGATCTTGAGCGTAAGCTTTTATGTCGTAACTTTTTTGTGATATACCATTAACAACTATATCTACAAATTTAGATAAAATAGGAACTGGTTGCCAATCTAAATTAAGATAAGACAAATCGCCATTAATAGACAACTCATCTTTGTATTTTTGTACACTTTGTTCTCCACGAGCATACAATCTTAATTGGTGAAATTGATTCCAATTAGTTAGATATCTATTACCAGAAGTTCTTCCTGAACGAAACCACTCATATTCAATAGCCATAGCAACTTGACTTCCATATTCAACACTTGCTTTTTCTGCATCACTAACTACTTGACTAGGGAAAGCGCTATTGGTATTAGTATATATATTCATTTAACTTATTATTTTTGATAAAGTTCCTTTATTGTCGTATCTTTTTATACCTAGATCAACTGGTTTTAATTCGATTTTATTAGAAGGCGCGTATCTGTGTTTGTTGCAAGCCATTAAAGCTAGTCCTGAACTAATAGATGCATCATGAGTTGTTCTGTTGTTTATATCAAACTGAGCCCAATCTTCTAAAGTTCTTTGAAAGTATACATCTCCGTGTCCTGTTTCTTTTAAACCAACAAAGTTTTCTATGTACGTTTCTATAGCTGAAGCGTGAGCTTGCTTTATATCCTCACTTGAATTAGGTATTCCACCAATTTCCTTCTCTGTCACTGATAGTTTATTTCTTTTTTTATCTGGTCTATTCATTGCAAAACCTCTATAACCTCTTCTTTTGAAATGATAAAGTAATCTAGGTTTATTGTTTTCTGCTAGTATTGGCATTCCGTAAAACACACAAGCCATAAGTACATCTTCAAAGAATATTTCAGCAGTTTGAGGTCTAGCTATATATTCTAAAAAGAAATGATTAGGAGGAACTTCTTCCATACTAAACTTAGTTAAGCCATGTAAAGATCCGTTAGAACCTCTTTTATCAACTGTACCCGATATATCATATGGATCACATCCAAACGCTCCGCAGTGTTCGTTACCTGGATAACTTATTCCATTCTTTAAATATCTTTTATTTTGTAGATTAAGTGGTGGAACCCATGTTATATAAAATCTTCCTTGCTTGCTTGGCGAAAATATTACTCTAGTATCTTTGTGTCCATTTTCCCATTGAAAATTTCCTTGAGTTACGGAGAGTGAATTTTTTAAATCCTCGTTAAAATCTATCTGTTGATAGATCTTAGTTAAATTAAATAGAGACATTTTAGACTCGTCTCTGAATGCGTGTTTTGTAGTACGTGGAAACTGTCTATAAAATTCATTTAAACCATCTTGATCTTCCTTAAGACCTTCTACCTCATTATCCCAGTATTCAACAACCCCGATTTTGATTGGCGTTCCATGAGGTCCAAACACTGGTTTTTGTGGTGTGTCGAAGACAGGATAGCCATAAGAATCAATGTATCCCTCGTAATTCCATTCCATAGGAATGAACAAAGAATAGAGTCCTGAACGAGTTTGTCCATTTGCATTTCTTTTGTTAACGTTTGAGTCATCGTATAGTTTTTTAAAGTTTCTACCACCTTTGTCTAGAGCATTTGATGTTGATCCCATCATACACTTTCCAATAATTCTTGATCCTAATCTAAGCGTAGTTTTTGTGACACGCCAATTGTTTAATATGTTATTAGGTCTTTCCCATTTACCTGATTCATCATGAACTAAAAGCTTTAGTTTCTCTCCATCATAAGCATTGTCTCCAGTGTTTTTCCAATCTATAGTTGTATCTAGCCCAGCAAGATCTTC